AGAATATTATGGGATTGTTAGTAAACGTATATAAGACTGAAGGTCGTGATTGTACAAATGGTGGTGTTTCCTCTAAGTGGAACATCAAAGGACTTTGTTTGATAAATGTGCCTGGGCCCTTTAACCCAAGTGAGGATTATCCTGCCGCACAGTTGGTAAAACAGAGTTTTTATTTTGGTGATAGTGTGAAGATTATCCCAGAAGAGTGTGAAGGTAAACAGACAATGATGGGTGGTAACTATGCCGCAACATCTGATAGTCGGTTCAGTGACGCCATTGCGGCACGACTTGGACACAACTTCTACGGTGCTGTTCCTATTCACGATAGGGTTGAATTTTAATTCAAAAAGCTATTGACTTGTTATGAAAACAATGGTATTATGTAATAGAAAGATGAGGAGAGATTTGGATGTGACAATATTCTAAGGACAAAAACAGTGCAAGTAGGTTCGCCCATATGAATTGAAAGCTATGTCCACACAGGGTGATATGGGGCGCACTAGCTAAAAGACCTGACTAGTGTGACTGACAGTGATGCGACCACATTAAAAGCCAGGCATTCTTTTTTGAGGAGATTTGTTATGAATGACGTTTTAAATGATATTGAGGTTCTTGAGAATCTTGTGATTGCAATGAATGAAGGTGCATCTGATGAGAAGTTCATGGCACTTCATGCAGTAGAAAAACTTCTTATTGAGAAGAAGGATTTGGTTCAGAAGTTTGAAGAGGAGTTTGCAGATGATACGCAACAAGCAGCCTAAGGATGAAATCGTAATTGATTTGACTGGCCCAGATGGGAATGCATTTTCTTTGATGGCCAATGCACAGAATCTTGCCAAACAGTTGGGGTTCAATGGTAAGGAAATCGTTGACGAAATGACTACTGGCGACTATGAAAACCTTATTTCAGTGTTCGATAAATATTTCGGAGACTACGTTATATTGGAGCGTTAAATGACAGGACTTGAATTTTCATTGGTGGCAACACCTATACTTGCTGGTTTTTTCTACTTTGGAAAACATCAGGGCAAGAAAGAAAAGATTGAACATATCATCGACCATACTTTGAATCAGTTGGAAAAGAACAATATGATTAAAGTATCGGTTGATAAAAAAACTGGCGAAAAAGAGATTTTGCCACTTGACAAATACCAAAAAGTTTGGTAATATATAAAGTAATGTGAGTGATTCGGAGAAAGGTAAATAATGTTGTGATATATAAAACTCTAAATGAAGCGGTTGAGGCCGCTCTAGTAATGTGTGATGCCCTAGAAACTGTTGTAAAGATTACAGAGTGTAAGGGTGGATATGAATTGTTTGGAACTGGAAAGTTTGTAAAGGAAATAACAGGATAATGAAAAAGACTTTAATGACACTAGCACTTATTGGTGCATCTAGTACTGCATATGCAGAGACAGTACAGGATTATAACAAACAGGTTATTAATCGTGTACCTTACAATGTAGAGGTTTGTACTAACCAATCAGTGGGTGGTGATAAATCTGGTGATATGCTAAGAGGTGCTATCATTGGTGGTATTATTGGTAACAACGTAACTAAGAATGTAGAGAACGGCGGTGCTGTTGGTGCATTACTTGGTGGTATGTTTGGACATAGTAATTCCACGGCCACTGGTGGTACACAACGAGTGTGTAATGTACAAACTCGTTATAATGAGGAATCTGTAACAGTCTACTCTCATAGTGTAGTAACATTCTACCATGAAGGTAAACAGTATAAACTAAGATTTCAAAAGTAACTAGTTGAGCGAATCTGTCCGTAGCTCAGCTGGATCAGAGCAACAGCCTTCTAAGCTGTGGGTCGCAGGTTCGAGTCCTGCCGGACAGGCCAACTAACTGAGGAAAGTATGTATAATAAAAGGAACAAAAGAAAACAAGAAAAACCACTTGGTGGCATGACAGTTATAGTTCGTAACGATGATGTCAATGGTGCATTGCGAGTCTTGAAAAAGAAACTTCTAAAGGAAGGTCTTTTCCAAGAAATGCGAGAGCGTTCATTCTATGAGAGTAGAGGAACAAAGAAAAGAAAAGCAAAAGCTGCTGCAACTAGACGATACAAACGTAAGATGCAGAAGCGTATGGAAGAACTTGGTTATTAAGAGGTGAATCATGGCACGGCGTGCTAAAGTGGAGACTGACTCAACACTACCTAAAACTCGTAAAAGACGTAAACCGATGACTGTCGAACAGAAGGCAGCCGCCGCAGAACGTCTTGCGATTGCACGAGAGAAACGTGCCAAAGCAAACCCACCAAAATATACAAACATCCATCATACTGTGGTTGCTCTTGATGAAGAACACATCATGTCTATGAAGAATGTTCAACGATGGATTAAGACACAGAAAGAACTGTTGTCAATTGCAAAGAGTGATGTTAGACGTAAGGTAAAGGGTGCAGAGGCTCGTGTTGCTTCTCACGAAGGATACATTCGTAATCTTCATAGGTATCTTAGGGATGGTGATTACTGTGATAGTTTCTACGGCGAACATCAACAACACAAATGCAAATTAGTTTGTAGAGTTATGGCGTACAATCCTGATGGTACACCAAAGAGAAGTGTGGGTGTCTGGTATCCAGACATTGGCTGCACTTGGACAAGGGAAATGGAAAATGAGTGAGAACGACAATGGAAAGATTATTCAGTTTCCAACGAAACTAAAATCTCATGGAGATGTAAAGATAAGTGATAAGGCAATCAGATTGCATACTGATTTGAAATTTGCAGAACATCTTTGTGAAGGCCTCGTTGTAAACATGATTGCAAATATGAACGAGAATGGAATGGATACAGAAAATCCAGAATTCATTAAAGATATAGGTTTTATGATCGAGGTTGTAAAGGCGACTATCTATAGAGACATGGGTGTAAAACATCCTATGCAAGAACTTGTTGACATTTTTGTACTTTCGGAGTATGATGAGACTCAAGGAATTTACACTGAGTTTGATTTGGATTTGGTGAAAGAAGTTATTAATGAAATAGCAGGAGATGAAAAAGATTAGTTATGATATTAATTGATATGAACCAAGTATGCATCAGTAATCTAATGATGCAGATAGGTTCTAAAAGACAAAATGATGTAGATGAAAGCCTGGTTCGTCATATGGTTCTCAACTCACTTAGAATGTATCGTTCTAGGTTTGGTGAAAAGTATGGCGAACTTGTTCTTTGTTATGATAGCAAAAAGTATTGGAGAAGAGAATACTTCCCTAACTATAAGTCTAATCGTAAGAAGGACAGAGAGGCATCTGGACTAGATTGGAATCTAATCTTTGAAACACTGAATAACATTCGTGATGAGATTCGTGACAACTTTCCATATAAAGTAATAGAGGTAGAAGGTGCAGAGGCTGATGATTGTATTGCTACAATAGTTGATTATGTTTCTAAAACACCTACTGCATATGAAAAGGTTCTTATCCTATCTGGTGATAAAGATTTTATTCAGTTGCAAAAACACAACTTTGTAAAGCAATTTTCACCTGTTTTAAAGAAGTTTGTAGACGGACAAGACCCTCACCTATATATTAGAGAACATATATTGAAGGGGGATAGGAGTGACGGTGTACCTAACTTCTTATCTGCTGACGATACATTTGTAAACGAGTTGCGACAGAAACCACTGGCCAAGAAGAAAATCTCTACATGGGTTGAACTTGAACCAGAGGATTTTTGTACAGAAGAAATGATGAGGAATTATCAACGCAACAAAACATTAATTGATTTGGAATGTATTCCTAGTGTTTTGAAAGAGAAGATACTAATAGATTATCTGAAATCACCAATTGGTGATAGATCAAAACTACTGAGTTATTTCATATCAAAAAGATTGAAGAATCTTATGAACGATATTGGAGACTTTTAATATGAGTAGAACGCATACACCTCTACTTTCTGAGGTACTAAAGAAAGTGCATAACGCAAAAACTAAGGATAAGAAGATTTCTATCCTAAGAGAGAACGACAGTGACCCTCTTAGAATGGTTATTAAATCTTCTTTCGACCCTAACATCGAATGGGTATTCCCAGAAGGTGAAGTTCCTTACAAAAAGAACGATGTTCCAGAGGGAACAGAACATACTGTTCTGAGAAAAGAATGCAGAAAACTGTTTAGATTCATCAAAGGGGGTGACAATACCATACCACAGTTTCGCAAAGAAAATCTTTTCATTCAAATGTTGGAAGGGTTACACGAATCTGAGGCTCAACTTATTATTGATGCCAAGGATAAAAAACTGCATCAGGTTTACAAAGGACTATCTGATAATGTAGTTAAAGAAGCATTTGGTTGGAATGACCAATATATCAAGGAAACCTAATATGAAAGAAAATTATCAAAATTGTTTGGAGATTATTCTCCATCACGAAGGCGGTTATGTAAATCATCCAAAAGACCCTGGCGGCGAAACTAACCTTGGTGTAACCAAAAGGGTTTATGAAGAATGGGGTGGAACTAAAGAGATGAAAGATTTAGAAGTCTCTGATGTTGCTCCTATCTATGAGAAAAACTATTGGGGGCGAATAAAATGTGACGATATCCCATCTGGGCTTGACCTCTGCGTATTCGATTTCGGAGTAAACGCTGGTACAGGACGTAGTGCAAAGTATTTGCAGACAATGATTGGAACAGTTGCAGATGGTGGCATCGGCCCAAATACACTAAGAACACTTGGTGAGTATATTGATGAACATGGTCTTGAAACAACTATTAAGAACTTTCAAGAAGCCCGTCAGTCATACTATGAGAAACTATCTACCTTTGAGACATTCGGTAGAGGGTGGACTCGTAGGGTTCTAGAAACTACATCTTCTGCTCTAAAAATGTCTTGACAAAACGCCCAGTTTTTAGTATTATATAACAGTTGGGGGTTGTTGAACTCTTCTCTCTCAAACTCTCTCACTCCCCCCAACATAGAAATCCCCTGAGAAATCAGGGGATTTTTTTTGATTTTTCTCTTGACATTTGTTATTAAAGCAAGTATAATAGCTATATAAGATAAAGAAAGGAATTTATTATTATGATTAAAAATTTGAATATACCAGAAACTTGTGGATGGCTGGGAATGATTCTCATCCACGGAGCAACTGCTCCAACATCAATCTCTGTTCTAATGGGATGGTCAACTAACTTGCCACCATTGAACTTCATACTATTAGTATGGTTAG